GGAGACGGAGACGGAGACGGAGACGGAGACGGAGACGGAGGCTGGTGCTGGGCTGGTGCCTCCGGCTGGTCGCCGGCTGGTGGTCCGGCTGGTGGTCCGGCTGGTGGTGGGCTGGTGAAACGACCGCCAGCGCGTACGGCTTGGAGCGCTCGTTTGCGTCCCTTTTCAGCTTGCGCTATAGGCCAGCTTGAGACCTCGTCGTGCGTGTCATTCCGCCAACCATCCGGCGTTCGGCGGAACCGAGCCAAAACTACGTCCCGGACTTTTCGCCATGCTTCTGGATCGCCGCTGATCTTCGCCAGGATACGATCCTCGAGCGGCAACAGCCCCTCCCGGAGCCAGAGCTCGTCGAGCAGATTGCGGTACACGCCCTGCTCCTCTGCGGTCATGTCGGTGTAGGCGGTGCTCTTCCGCCAGCGGTCGATCCACCACCACGCAGCACGCATCAGAGCGCCGCCGTTCGGCGTTCTTGTTTTGCTTTTAGCCATGCGAGCCAGTGCAGAATCCGGGCCTGGTCACGCGGATCCAGCCGGCTCCACTCATGAGCGCAGCGGTCGTCGCCGAGGCCAAGCCGTTTGGCCTCGAGCGCGCAGGCAAACTTCAAGGCACGCGACAAGCGCCCGTCGCCCTTTGGACCACCCGGGCCGCGACATTTGGATGTCTGTGGTATACTCTCGTTGCCCACGGAATCTACCTCCGTGACGCCGCAGTTCGCCCGGGGTCACTCACCTCCCCGGGCGTTGCTCTTTTGTGGCAGCGTCGCCCTCTATCGTATGCCCGCTGTCAAGCCTTGTTCTCTCGCAGGTGCGCCACGATCGCAGCCGGCGAGATGCCCGCCCGCTCGGCGTCAGCCAGGAGCTCGCGCGAGCGCCGGAACGCCTTGTCCAGCGGCAGGCCCTGGTCCGCCTGAAGCACGTGGAGCAACTCGAAGAAGTAGTCCCGCCCTCCGTCCGGCAGGCGTGGGACGACCTGGTCGATCGGCCGCTCGACCTGGGCGCGCTTGATCGCAGACCCCAGGAACTTCATGATCCCGTACCCGGTCGTCAAGAACACGGTCAGCACACCGAGCGGGAACGGCGTCTCGAGGCCCACGATGGGCCCGACCTGCTCGAGTGCAGTCGCGGCGCCATCCTGGCCTGAGAGCTTCAGCGCCGCGATCGCGAGACCGTAGACGACGCCCCCGAAAGGCACCAGCTTCCCGGCGCCCTTGAGGCCCAGGCCCTTCAACAGATTCAGTACCAGTTTCATGTTCTCCTCCTACTGGTTCGGGTTTCCGCGTCCCGACGTGTCGCGCAGTGCGGCTTCGGCCTTTTCCAGTATCACCAAGAACTGCTCGAGGCTCGGGTCCGCGTCAAGTCGCTCCAATGCCGCGTCGACGTTGCGGAGTTTTTGCGCGAGGACCGCGCGCGCTTGGCGCAGTTGCGCCACCGTCTGACTAACTGGCATCGCTCAGTCCTCCGATCCGTCCGGCTTCAGCCGGTGTACGTTTCCGACTCGACGCCCCCGGTCGGATGCATCGAACAGCTCGACCGTGTCCGCGTGTACCTGCCACGTCACCAGTGCGTCATCGAGCACGCCGCGCGCACCCATGAACGTCACCAGACGGCTCCGCAGCGTGGGCCACTCACCGCGGCTCAGCAAGATCGAGACTTGTACGCCGGCAACTGCTGGTCCTGCGGCGCGTAGGACAGTGACGGAGACCACCCAGCCATCGTACCCCGAGATGGCTGCCGCAGCCTGCGCCTCGGTGACTCCAGCGACGGTGATCGTGACGAGGCGCATGACTACTCGATGTACACGACGCCCCAGTAAAGAACGGTCGTTGGATTCGTGACGAACGTCGGATAAACCAGCTTGATCTCGAAGTAGTCGCCCGCCACGACAGCAACCGACACGTCGGCACCGTAAGTTTGATAGGCGGTATTGTGCTGCGCCGTAGTCGTGATCGTCGTATCCGTCGTGTTGTTCAAGCGGAAGTAAACCGACGTGTTCTCGGTCGTCCCGAGTACGCCTGCCACCAGGATGTTGATATCGACGCGCTTGACGGTGCCCGCTTTTTGGATTTGAACACGTAGAATGGCGGCGGTGGCTGTAGCACCAGCAGCAGGTAGCCCCCCGATGTAGAGAGTCGCTGCGTCGGCCGGGCTTGTGGAAGCGCAGGCAAACTGGAGGTGTCTTCCCGCGCCCAGCGTTGCACGTTGAGTAGCAGCGTCCGCATCGTCCAGCAGCGCACGCCCCGCAGCCGTACAAGCGATCTCTTCGACGTCGCCCGCGCCCGCCGTAGAACGGCCGAGTAGTTTGTCTGTGGCGCTGACGTTCTGAACCTTCGCATACGTGACCGCATCATTGTCGATCTGTGCAGTACCGACCGTTGTGAGCGTAGCAAGGGCGCCCAGGCCAAGCGTTGTACGTTGAGCAGCCGCGTCCGCGTCGTCGAGAATCGCCCGACCCGCTGCGGTACACGCAATCTCCTCAGTGTCGCCAGCGCCGGCCGTAGAGCGACCCAACACCTTGTCCGTAGCGCTGATGTTCTGGATCTTTGCGTACGTCACAGCATCATTGTCGATTTGCGCTGTGCCAACGGTCGCTAGTGTAGCGAGCGCACCAAGCCCTAGTGTGGTCCGCTGGGCAGCGGCATCGGCATCGTCCAGCAGCGCTCGACCCGCTGCGGTGCAAGCAATTTCCTCTACATCCCCGGCTCCCGCAGTCGACCGGCCGAGCACCTTGTCGGTAGCGCTGACGTTCTGGACCTTCGCGTAGGTGACCGCGTCGTTGTCGATTTGCGCCGTCCCTACCGTTGCGAGAGTCGCTAGCGCCCCGAGCCCTAGCGTGGTCCGTTGCGCTGCGGCGTCGACGTCGTCGAGGATGGCGCGACCAGCCGCCGTGCAGGCGATCTCTTCCGGGTCTCCCGCGCCCACAGTGGACCGTCCGAGTACCTTGTCCGTGGCGGACACGTTCTGCATCTTGGCGTAGGTGATGGCGTTGTCCGGCACGTCGGCCTTGGCCTGCCCGGCTGTCGCCAGATCCCAGGCGACAGTAGCCGTATCCGTGACGACACGCTCGGCGGTCAACGATGCGTGAGCGCTGCCCACCAGATACTGTGCATCAGTCGGTGCGCCGCCTCCACCCACTGCTGCAGAGGGAATGCTCAGGCCGCGTTGGAGCGCACGTCCGCTCATCCGAGAGGGTAGCCTCGTCCCGGATCGCTCGCCAGGTTCCAATCCGGGTTTCCGGTCGTGATCTCTGTCAGCACGAACGTTCCGCCCGCAGCACTCGATATGCCGTAGACCGGGCCGGCCCAGCCATCATCGAAGTAGACGCCGCCCAGGCCATCATCCGCAGTGGAGCACGCCTTGAGCGCGATGTGATACGCCAGTTGATCCGGCACAGTTGAGCCGAGCGCAAGCTTGATAACAGTGGTGCCCGTGTTCTGGACGATCAAGCCCTTCCGCTTCGGGTTCGCAGCGACGATCAAGGCCGCGGTATCGGCGATGCTCGTCTGCGCTGGCGCCGTCGCAGCGATCTGCGGGCTGCCCTCGACTAGCGCACGGACCGTACTCATGACCTACTTCCGCCTCCCTGACGGCAACGACGCGCACGGGACGCACTCCTGCCGACCGCCCGAGTAGGTGCGCCAAGTCGTCACACTGTTGCCGCAGCGTGGGCAGACGATTGTACGGGGCGGCTTCTGCGGACTGAGCCACCAAGTAGCCGCGCGCGTAAGCCAACGCCGAGGCGGATCGGTTACGCGCATCTTGAGTCGGCCCCAGCGCGTCATGCCTTGCCTGGATCTCCGAAAGCAAGCGTCCGTACCTGGAATCGCGTCTGGAACCGGCTCCGCGGCGGCAGTACACGACGACCACAACCGCGACAGATGATCCCACGCTCGATCTTGCCGTCCTCGAGCCCCTGGCACCACTCGCACGCGCTCTCGGTCCTCCAGGCCGGCTCTGGATTCTTCACTTGCGCTTCCTCCAGTCTCCGTAGACGTGACCGACCACTACGCCGAGGGCCACGCTGAAAACGCCTGTCAGGAACAGTAGCACGACGACCGTCAGATCCGGACTCGTCGCGAGTGCCCAGCGGAAGGCGGCGGTGATGTGGTTCGCGGGCATGTCGTCGCGCAGCGTGAGGAACTCGATCAGCGCGACCCAGCCCGCCGCGAGCGGCAGCGTGCCAATCGTGAGGACGAGGGTGATGATCGGCTTCCAGCCACGACGCGCCATCACCCTCCTCCTCGGAAAGTGGTAGCGGAGGCGGGAGTTGAACCCGCATCCTCTCGGTTATGAGCCGAGCGCGTTACCGTTTCGCTACCCCGCGTCATCAGAACCTCGCAGGCCGGCAGACGGCCACGTATCCGCCCTTGCGCACGCGGCCGTTCGCGAAAACGATGTCGAACTGCTCGCTGCGGTCGTTGCTGTCCTTGACGCCGACTTCGTCATCGGACCCGCCTCCGGGCGTCTCCATCTTGGTCGTGGCGCAGAGCCCGCGCAGGCGTAGGCGGCGCGCGACCTCGGCGGTGAACTCGGCTTCATCCGCCACTTGGTTCGTCCCGCGCTCCGCGATGATCTCGTCGAGCACCTCGTCCACGACGCCCTGGAAGCGCGACGGGCCACACCACTCACGCCACTTCTCGACCATCCGGCAGCAGCCGTAAATGCCCTTCTCCTCGCTGCCTGGCGCGCTGCACTCGGGCATCGGCGCAACCCCGCACGGAGTCGGGGCGGGCACGGGTGCGGCGCCACCACCGAACATGGGCAAGAGGCGGAACCACTCCGAATCCGAGAGAGTTCCTTTCCACGCGATCAGGTGCCCTCCGTTCGCCCGGCTGAGACGCTGCATCTCCAGCCAATCCTCGGGCGTGTGGGGTTCGTTGTCGGACTCGATCAGCAGCTCGCCCCTGACAGCCGGGCGCCAGCCGTGGCCGACGACGAAGTCGAGCGCGTACCGGCCGCTGTTGCTCCCGATCAGTTTCTCGAACGGCGAGAGCCCCGATTCTTCTAACGCACCTTGGACCGCTCGATAGATCCCGCGGATCCACGCCTCCGAGCGCTCGCCCTTGAAGCTCTCGTTGCCGTCGAAGTACACCGCGGCGGGCGACTGGCATGTCGCCTCGACCACTTGGCGGATCCAGTCCTTGTGCCTCTGCTCCGGCGCGCGCGCCGTGACCTCCAGCCCATCTCCCCACGGCGTCTTGTCGTGATCCAGCGCCCAATGGTCGATCAGGCCGATCAGCGCGTAGATCCCGCGGGCCTCGCACTCGCGCACCGTGCGCGCCAGCTCCGGTAGCAGCGCCTCTGGCGAGGGGCTGCGGAATGGTCCGGGGCGCAGCTCGGTGATGTTGATGCCGGCCGCAGCGTAGCGATCGAGCATCGCGGGGATCACCAGCGGCCAGCCCCAGGCGATGCCCTCGTCCACGTCGGGCGTGTCGGGGTCGTCGCAACAGACCGTCGCCCCGATTAGCGGCGGGAAGAACTCCGGGAACTCGTACCGCAGCTCCGGCATCGTCGGCTCGGGCGGAGGCGGTGGCGGCGGAGGCCCAGCGTCCGGAAAGCGCTCCGCGAACTCGGGACTGCGCAGCATGTCCTCGCGGAGCTGCGCCTCGTGCAGACCTGCCTGCATCCGCGCGTTGTGGTGAAGCAACCCTTCGGCATCTGGCTCACGAAGCAGGATCTCACGATAGGCTAGCGCCACGACGTGACGGAAGTCGCTCATGTCACCCTCAACTGGAACTCAGGGCGGTTTCCCGCTCGGTTCATGAACTCGACGAAACCCGCCTCGCTCGCTGCGATCCCGGGCTGACCAGCAAACGTCGCGTACGACTCGCCTACGAGCACGCAGCCCTCGGAGTGTAGCTCCACGTTGCCCTTGTGGAACAGCAGCCGCGCGTGCCCAGGCACTTCGATCTCGTACGTGTCGTACTCGCCTCGGAGGTAGCGCGTCCGCACGCAGCGCCAGAGGCCAGCTGGGATCTTCACGAGCTGGCCCGGACCCGATGGCAGCGCGTAGGTCCTCTCCAGGGTCGTACAAAACGGAACGTCGTGATGAAGCAAGACACCGAACGCTCCTTGCGGCAATACGACAACTCGCACGAGGGTAAAGTCAGCCACGGGCACGGAACGCACGCGCTCTCGTCTTGCAGATTTCACGGTACTGCGAGTCCTCCCGATACCGTTGTCTGCGTCGCGCATTTTCTCTGGTGCGGAACCAGACAGAATCTTGTCGCCGCCGATAGTCTGCTGTCTTCTTTGCAGAGCATCGCCGACAGTGACGCCTCCCTGACCTGGCAACGTCGAATTGGTGCCCGCGGAGGCATTCCGTTTTTCGCGCGTTTACCGCCGTCACGCCAACACCGCGCAGTACGTTTTGTCCCCTCGTCGTTACTTCAAGGTGGTTCGGGTTCACACACCGGCGCACGCGGCATAGGTGATCGAGGGTGAGTTCCGTGGGAACAGGACCAACCAAATGTTCGTAAGCGTACCTGTGGGCGGAGGTCTTTCGATCTACAAGCGTGAAACCTCCATACCCATTGGACGTCGATCCCCCGAGCCAACCCCAACAGTCGCCATGGCGAAAACCGCCGACTTCCATCGGGATCACCTTGGACCAAAACCTGTTCGGGAGACGATCGTCGCCAAGTCTGCAAGGCAGTACGCCGAACGCGCCCTCGGGACGGATCGCGACGCGCAGCAGACCGAAGTCCTCCATCACCGAAACTCCGCACGCACGCCGTGCCGCGCCATGTGCTCCACCACAGCGTTGATGGCTCCCTGCTTGGTCGCGTACACCCGAACGAACGAGCACTTCCCGCACGCCCAGCGCAGGCCGCCGCCTGCAACTGGCACCAGAAACACGACCGCACCGCCTCCGGCTTCGCCAGCGACTACGTGCGCCGTCACCAGTGCCTCGGTCGGATATAGCCCCAGCGATGCATCTGGCGCCGCTCCCACCAGCGACGTAGCCACCACCCGACGCCAGTGCCAGCGATGAACGCGAGGATCTCCTGGGTCACTCGCGCGGCCTCAGCGCCCGGATTTCGCCCGTGATCGAGCCGATCGCACGCATGACCTCGCCGTGACGGTCGCCCGCCTCACTGCGGATCGCGGCGACGTCCTCGCGCACAGCCACGAGCCCCGCCTCGACCACCGACACGCGGACCTCGATCCCGCCCGCCCGCTCTTCCAGGACACCGCACGACCGCTCGCGCCGCTCATGATCGTGGCCGCTCGCTTCCCCGTTTTTCGCTCGGGCCGCACGGATGAGTCGCACGAGCGGGATGCCACCCAGAGCCGTGACGGACACCAGCAGCGTCGCGGCGAGGAGCTGACCTTCGGTGATCCGGGACCAGTCCATCACCACACCTCGGGCGCGCACCCGCCCGCCTGATATCCGTGCAGGTACTGCTGCCCGAAGTCGAGCAGCACGAAGCGCCCCCCAGCCTGGTCGCACAGGAAGTACAGCACCATCCGCTTGTCCCGATAGAGGATGTTCCCGGTTGGTGCCTGCTGAATCGTCGTCGGGATCGGCTGGGTCGCCGGCTTCACCGGCTTCGCCGCGCCTAGGCCGCCGGCTCCAGCAATCCACCCGAGCAGCGCAGTCGCCGAGCAGAACAGGAGCAGCTCGATCAGGCGTACCCGATCCATTATTCCCTCGCGTACGTCAGCAGGTTCGGGCCCACGACCCCGGTCAGCGTGTCGGGCGTGGCGCTCGCCAGCACGCAGCGCATGACCTCGACCGGGTCACCCGTGGTGCGCTGCGCGCAGAGCGCAGCGACACCTGCGGCGTGAGGGGAGGCCATGCTCGTCCCGCTGAAAGTGATTGAGCCGCCCCCGCGTCGTGCTGCCTCGATGTCCATGCCAGGACCATAGAGGTCAGTGCAAGGACCGCCGTTGCTGAAATCGGCCCCGCGATCGTTTCGTGGGTCCATGGCGCCGAGAGTTAACGCCAGATCCACACGGGCCGGCGAGGATCCGCAGGCATCGGCGCCATCGTTACCAGCTGCGACCACGACCGTGAGGCCATCCGCGATGGCAGCGCAGACCGCAGCGTCGAGAGCAGGCGCAGGCGAGCCGCCGAGCGACATGTTGAGCACGCCGTTCCAACCGCCAGCCTTCCGATTCGCCGCAGCCCATTGGATACCACGGACTACGTCGGAATCGGAACCGCTGCCTTGCTCGTTCAACATCCGCACCGAGTGCAGAGTGACACGTTTCGCGATGCCGTACTGTGTACCACCCGTGATAGAAGCCACGTGCGTCCCATGGTTGTGACGGTCCTCGCAGCCACCAAAGGTGTGCGCAGTGAAGCACTCCCCCAGACGTCCAGCGAATTCGGAATGCTGCGAGTCGATGCCCGTGTCTCCGATGTACGCATGGATGCCCTCTCCAGTCCCAACGGGAACGAAGATGCCGTCAAGAGGCAAGTCGCGCTGATCCGAGCGATCGAGACCGGGCGTGACAGACACGGTCAAATGTGATACTGTCTGTCCATGCACGCTCGAAACTCCGGATCCTTCCGGCCTGGGCACAAGACGTGGAACAAAGGACTGCTGAGACCACGCAGCGAACTCGGCGTCCGCTTCCAGAAGTACATACGGCCAGTGAACACGGGCTGCCATCTCTGGACTGGAGGCTTCGCGCACGGATATGGACGCTTCCGTTTCACCACGGACGAAAGCAGAAATGCCCATCGTGTGGCTTACGAGTTGTTCGTTGGCCCGATCCCGACGGGGATGCAAGTCCATCACATCTGTGGAACGCGTGCTTGCGTCAACCCCGATCATCTGCGACTGATGACCATCGGACAGCACACCTCGCATCATTTCCGAGGCAAGCCGAAGCGTGGTCTGCGGTGTCGCAATGGACACGAACTCTCGGCCGCGAACCTGCGAGAGGTCTATCCTCCGAATCGCCCTGGACCTTCCATGCAATGCCGTCTCTGCGAGCGAGATCGAGGACTGCGTTGGCGAAGCCGCCACCCCGAGACCTATCGGGCCGGATACACCAGAAGCAACTTGCGACGCCAGAACCAACACACCTGAGCGCGTACTCTTGCGCCCGTCTTGCTGGACGTACGCCACCTCCGGATCGAGCGCTACCTGCGAGGCGCCCGCCGCTGTCGTCACCGCGCTGAAACCGAGGCTCCCGAGCGTCTGCACCTGGCTCAGCACCGAGTACCGGGCGGCGACCGCCTGCACCTCAGCCTGGGTCCGCACCGACTGTGCCCCCACGCGCGGACGCAGCACGACGATGTATCTGCCCTCGATCGGCTCGGCCACGGAGATCACGCCGCGCAGCGCGGGAGGCGCGGAGCAGACATAGGGCGTCTCCGGCTGCGGCGTCGGGATCGGGAAGGGCGGGCTCGGGATGGGGATCGGGAAGCCACCTCCGCACGACACCAGCAGCAGGCACAGTACGATCGCGATAGCGTGTCGAATCAAGCCACACCTCCTTCCTGAAAAGCGCTCACCGAGCAACCCGCCGGCCTGGTAGACTCGCGCCAACCGCACCACCAGAGGCGAGAGGACTCGACCCGACTGGACCATGCGCCAGCGGGCTGCTCGCTGAGCGCATCACGGGCACCCAAGCCGGCAACCCGCCGGCCGACCGGCGGCCACACAGTGACCGTTGCGGGCCGCGGCGGGCAAGCTGAGCCACGCTACACAGTCCGCGCGCCGGTCGTCGGCGTCGTGGTCGCTCACGATCGACACCAGACACGGGCCCACAAGCGCGTTGAACGCCGCTTGTTCGGTCCCGAGCCCACGATCCGTGCGGACGCGCTGAACCGTCACCTGTTCGCGTGCGGTGGCGTTGTAGGTGTAGCTGGTCTGTGCGACCACGAGTGCGGCTACGAGGAACAGCAGTACGGCGAATGCGACCTTCTTCACGAGCCCTCCTTTAGTTGGCGGAACAAAAGATCACCTTAAGCCATGCTGGACGATTGTCAAACGAATCCCCCGTGAACGTCGGCGCGGAGTTGGACCCCGCAGGCGTCCCCGCACTCAGAGCTTCGCTCGATCCGCTGAGCGTGTGCGCTGATGGCTGCGTGACGCTGTGGGTAAGCACAGCGCCTGGGCCAGCGGTCGTACCCGTGGCGATACCCGTGCTCTGGTTCGTAGCGGTCGCGTTCTGGTTCGTGGCTGTTGCGTTGTCGGTGACAGCCGTCGTGGCTGCCGCGGCGTTCGAGCGATCCATGAACGTCCCCGACCCATCTGTGGTGCCCTCAGCCATCCCATGCTGGTGAGCGTTCTGCGTGTGAGTGTGCGCGTCCTGCGTGTGCGTGTGCGAGACCACGTCGGTGTACGTGTGCGTGTGGCTCGCATGGTCGCCGACCGCAGTTCCGGCGTGCGCGCTCGTCGCGTAGGTGCCGGTTCCGTGAGCGTGCGTCCCGAGCGCTGAGCCGGTAAACGTCGGCGCAGTCACTATCCCGGTCGGCGTGATGTTGTTACTGCCGCCGGTCGTGCCGACGTCTCCCGCACCGTTTGTGGTCCCGAGCAAGAACTTTCCGGCGAGGCTCGCGACCTCAGTAAAACCGGCAGGGCAGGACCCGCTCACGATCAAGATCACGGCACCTGACGGAAGCGCACCGCCTCCGCACGCAACCGTCGCGATCTCGCCGCCGACGCGCTTTAGACACTCGCCATCGTTGAGCGTCCCCAGCGATAGCACCGTGCCGGCCTGGTCGATGGCTACGCTGCCCTTGTAGACGGACTGACCTGACAGCAAACAAGCGACAAGCAGCGTTAGCATCACGGCCTCGCCGGCTGACCTGGCCCAATCAGATCTACGCTCACGTACGCCTCGAGCGTGGTCTGCACAAGAGACGAAACGGCGTTGAGCGTGAAGTCCGCAGCGTTCGCGGGCGTCGCGGTGTCGCACGCTACCGTCACCGTGAGCGTGCCGGTCGGAGTGTTGTCTGTCTCCTCTGGCGTGCCCAGGACGCATGTCTCCACAGTTGCGTCCGCTGTTAGCGAGAAAATCACGCGGCCCTGGCGTACCTGCGGCGTGGCGCCATCCGTCGCATAGATCGTGTACCAGAACACGCCGCCCGTACCGACCTCGGCGGCGACGGGGATCTGCATCACCTTCGTGGCCACTGATTCCGTGAGCGTGACGTTGTACTTGCGTGCGGTCCCCCAATTGGCGATGGCGTTGTAGCTCGTCGTGTTCTGGACTGCGGAGTGCGCGATGAAAGCCGGATCGGTACAGGCCGCAGTGCCGCAGGGGCCGTTGTTGAAGTCGAAATTGAAGTCGCCATCTTCGTGCAGGTGCAGACTGTTGGCGGTCGTGGTCACTGTGATCGTGGCCGCATCAGGAGTCTTGGCTGCGGTTGCGGAAAAGTAGCCTAGGGAACTCACGCCGAAGTAGCCGTTCGAGATGACTGAAAAGTTGTCCGACGTGAGGATGTTTGATACAGCGTTGTAGCTGAGGTTGGACTCATCGACCAACTGTCCACCTGTGCCAGCATAGGGCACTCTAGGTGTTGTGAGGCCCGCGATCGTGAGCAGATTCGCCGCAGAATCGTATGTAAGCCCCGCATCGTCGGCCAACACGCCGCCGGCCCCCACGAACAGGACGCGGGTCGCAGTGCCACCCGTAACGGTCCCGCCGATCGACATACCCCCACCGCCGCCGCCACCAGGCAGCGGGATGATCTGCGGCAGATACGTCGTTCGCAGTGGAGCCAGGCTCGCAACGTACACGGGACGTCCGTCCTGGACGGAGCGATCCGGAATGCGCGAGCGGTCTGCCAGATCGGCGCCGAACGCAGGCGCCGAGAGGATCAACAGCAACAGCGAGAGCAGGCGTCGCATCAGCGGAAGTACGTCACGGTCAACGTGGCATCCGCAGCGCCCTGGCGGATCGCTCGGAATCGCCTCACGCTCGTTTGACCACAGACGACGAACTTCACGTTCGTGCTTGTCTCCCACAGCTCTCCCACGGTCGCGGATGGCACCAGCCCTTCCACGCTCACCCGGATGTTGTTGCTCTCGAGCGTGACCTGCGCGAACTTGACGTCGCCCATGCCGTCGGCGTAGGTGCCCGCGGTGAATGGGAGCGCTGTGGTGGAGATCGTGATCGCTTCGCGCGCGTACGCCTCGACTGGTCCAGTCACGCCAGGACACACCTGCGCTTGTACGGCTCCTGGCAACAGCACGAATCCGAGCAGCGCTACGATCGCCCGCCATGTCTTTCGCACGTTCCCTCCTACTTCCAAGCTCGTTCCGAGGCGCGTATCGTCTGGAGCGCTTCCAGCGCGTCGACCAGGCGACGGTTGAGTTTCTTCTGAAACTCCCTTTGGCACTGCTCGCAGAGGACGCCCGACGGTAGCCGCACCGGATGGTCGTCGCCATTCCGGCACAGAGGTTGATCAGGCACCGTCGACGCCTGGCTCACGAGAACCTCCGGGCAGAGTATACCGCTGTCAAGTCCTTTGCTGCACGCCTTTGCGAGGCTGTCGGGACCCCGATCTCGACCTCGATCCCATGCACCAGGCGCATGAGCATACGGATCTTCTCGGTTCTTGCGTCGGTACGTTTGCTGCCCTTGGCGTCGAGTACATGCCGACGCCCGCTGTCGGCGTCCGTCCACGAGTAATCGGGTGTGTAGCTGGCAAACGTACGGCGCGACTCACGGACGCGTTGGGCCCGCGCCCACCACTCGTCCCCTACTTCGTGGCTGCGCTCAATCGCTACCAGGATCTCCTCAACCTCGCGCGTCCCGTACAGATCGAGCCGGTACGTCTCGCGCGGCTGATCGTTGCAGCGGCGCAGGTCCCGGATCCGACCCGCACGCTCTTCCTGCGCGAGCCAGATCCCGATCGCCGCCTCGCTCTCGGACTGACGCAGTCGGCCCGTGTCGTCGCGCGTGGGATTCGCACGCCAGCGTCCGATCTGTACGCGATCCATGCAGGACATACAACTCCAGACGCGGTATCGACCCGGGCGGCCGTCACGCAGCGGGTACGCCTTGATCAGGGGACGCTCGCGGTTACAACGTACGCAGAAGCCGGAGCGCTGGACCCTCACGCGACCGCACTCACGCGACCGCATCCACGGGAAACTCGATCCCACGCTGACGCCCCTCGCGCAGCACGCGCTCCAGGTACGTGCTCATCTCCTCGGCGTTCAGATCCGCCAGGCTTGGAAGCTCCGTCCGCTCCTCGCCTGTGAGCCGTGCGAGCACGAGCTGAGGCGCCAGGAACGCACGCTTGAGCTCGCGGTGCATCTCGTCGGGATCGTACCCGCACCACTCGGCCCACGCGGGCATGACCGCAGCAAAGTAGAGCGCGAGTTGCGGGTTGGTCTTGGGCTTCACGTACCTCCGCACCACGACCGTTACGCGTCGGCTCTTCCACTTCGCCAGCCGCCCGCGTGTGGCGTTGACCTGGTCGGGACGCACGTGACCGCGGTCGTCCACCGACCCGGTGAACACGATCGCCTCGGACTGCTCGCTCATGAGGGTTCGATCTCCCGGTAGCGGAACTGCGGAACGTCGATCGCGCGGGGTCGAGGGCGCCGATCGTCGCGCTCGAAGAGCTTGGCGCGACACGTCATACGCCGTGGCGGGCTCGGCGGCACGTACGCGACGACGAGGCTACCGTCCACGAACACGAACTCGGCGTTGGGCCCGGTCATGCCGCGACCTCGAAGCGCTTCAGCTTGTCCACCAAGCCACGGTCCCGGGCCCACGCCACGAACTCCGCGATCCACCGCTCGAGTTTCTCGGCCATCTCGGCCTGGCGCCACATGCGGAACACGTGTATCTCCTCGAGACGTGGACCACCCTTGGCGATGCGCAGCTCGCCATCGTCGCCCGAGTACAGGCCACCGATCTCGTGCAGCCGATACTCGACCGCCACAGCCCACGGCAACATGTCGAGATAGAATTGCCACTGAAGCGAGTCCCCGACCTCCACCGGATCCACGTACCCGAACTTGGTTTTGCCCTCGATCAGGATCAACCCGTGCACGGCGTCGACGCGCCCGGCGACCGTGATCGTATCGCCTCCGATGCGGTAGTCCTTCTCGCAGCGGCGCTCGAACACGCAGCCCTTCGGCCACTCCGCGAGGCACGGATCCACGATGGCCGCCGGCCACGGGATCTCGCGCTCGACGCCGTCGCTCCCGTGCGGCACGTACAGATACGAGCGATCCGCGATTCGCCAGCGGTCGGGGTCCTGGATGCATGCGTGGAGGGCGGTCCCCCACTGTGCCTGCCAGCCGAGGGGCGCTCGCTCGCGGATCGACTTGATGAGCTGCGCCTCGGATGCCCACTCGGTCTCGACGACGCGCCGGAACTCATCGACCCGCGACACGGACGCATAGAGGTTCATCGCCTCACTCGAACTGCTGCGGCTGGCGCCCCTTGGGCGCCGCCTTCGGTTTCTCCTGCTCCTGCTTCGATGCCGGCTGCGTCTCTTCGGCTTTCGCGCTCGACTTGAAGAACGCCCGCTTGGGCTGGTCGAACTCGAGCCCGAGCGCTTTCGCCCGCCGCCAAAGCAGCGTCTTAGCCTGGGCGCGCACAGCCTCGTGCGCGATGTCGCTCACCTTGGCGATCTGCCCCGTGAGCGCCACGGCCGTCGCGTCCAGGCCGTCGATGGCGGCGTGCCAGTCGGCCACCTGCTTCAGCACCGTGAGCTGCTCCTGGCTCAGCGCGTTGAGGTGATCCTTGAGCGGCTGCAGAATCTTGTCCGCCAGGAACGTCGTGGCTGTTGCGTAGTCGGGCACAACGATCTTGCCCCACGCGGGCGGGTTCTTGCCGATGTGCGCGTCGGTCGCGTTGAAGTCGAGCACGCGGCGCCCGTTCTCGAGCGAATAGTACGCCATCGCGTCGCTGACCTTGAAGACCTCGCCGGCCGAGCCGCCAACGATGTCCGGGTACACGGCCTTGTTGCCTTCCTTGTCCTTCTCGATCTTCGCGTGCGAGAGCAGGAGCACGTCCTTGCGCCGGCGCCGGATCGTCGAAAAGAACGTGATGAACCGCTGCTTCATGGCACCCCACCCGCGCTGATTCAGGCCGCTGAGCGGCGTACCGAGCTTCGCATCGCCTCCGATGATCTCGTTGCTGAGCATGTCGAGTCCCCGGCCGACCGTGTCGAGCGCGAGCGTCTCAGCCTCGTCGAGCCACGGATGCTTCAGCAGCTCCTCGAGGTCGGACCAGCGCTCCAGACGGACCACGCGCTGACGCCCGAGGCTGCGGTGAGCGCCGTCGTCGAAGTCGATCAGCAGCACTTTACGCCCCATGTTCGCCAGCGTCGACTTGCCGATCCCGGGGTCGGAGAACACGTGGATCACCACGTTCTCCACCTTGATGGCGTCGTGTCCTTCGATCAGTTGTAGGCTCACTTCTTCACCTCCCGCCGGCAGTCCCGGCACAGCTTCGTCGCGACGAGCCGACCAGACGGCGGCCCGATCCAGCGACGGCAACGCCAGCACCAGTAATACTGCGCCATGCTCGCCTCCTCCTCAGTACCGCTCGTCGGAGGCGTAGCGGCGCGCCTGGCCCTCGCGCATGTACTCGTCGAGCGCCTCGAGGAGCAGGTCGCGCTGAAGCGCCGGGCGGGCCGCCACAAACGCCGTGATGTCCCGGGGCCGGCCGTGACAGCCTTCGCGCGCGAGCAGCGTCGCGCGCGTGACGTAGGCGTCTCCGCCGTCCGGATCCAGCACCGCCGTCACCTCGACGACGTGATCCTGGGGATAGCGGGCCTGGCGGGGGGAGCAACCGTGACAGTCCAGCGAGGTCGCGAATAGGAAGCGCATGTCAACCTCCACGCCCCCAATATAGGCTACAAGCGCTAGCTTGTCAAGTACTTTTTGAGGAGAGGATTGGTCCGATACCGGCTCGGCTCGGACCTACACCGACAGGCGCTTCCCCGCGCTCAAAGCCAAGCCTGCTAGGCCGTTTCACACTCGCACGGGTGAGGGGGGCTTGCTCCCGCCGCGGTTGCGCCCCGACCGGAACTGTTTGATGCGGCGCCGGATGAAACTCTTGCGCGAACTCTTGCGCTCATGCCGTTTTGCTCTTGGCAGCCTCGACCACCGCGGCACGGCGTGCGCGGATCTGACGTCCGCGGGCAAGACCGCCTAGGCGGGCGATCTCGGTCCGACGCTCGGCGGTAAGCACAGCTCTCGAGCGACGCCCAAGGGCTACAGCAGCGGCAAGCTTCGTCACAACCCCAAGCTAGCGCATGTGGCGCCCGCTGTCAAGCCGTTTTCGAGGCTCCGACGCCCCTAGCTTCTCCCAGGAGCGCCCCAGGTGGCCCTGGGCGGCGTCCTGGGGCTGGAAACGGCCTTGCGCTACCCGATGACCTCGACGATCATGCCCTGTTGCCGGATGTCGTCGTTCGTCGTGGCCTCACCCGTGAACTTGATCGTCACAGCTCCCGACAGCGTCTCGGCTGGAGTCGCAACGGCTGGTGAGTACACGTCGGGCACACCTCCATAGCGCATCCACACCGTACCCTTCAGAACCTGCGTCGCGGCACCCGTACGGACGATGTACACCTCGGCATGCCAGAGGGCGGCATTGAACCCACCATTGAACAGCGAGATGTTCGTCGCGCCGAAGTACGCCTTGAGCTGCTTGTTGTTCGCGTTGCCTGCCGTGTCGCCCCACGTCAAGATGCGGATGAGTTTGCCGTTCGCATCGAGTGCGTTGGCGAGCAGCGAGTAGCTCATCAGGTCGTCTTCGCCAGCCCCAACGTTGCCGACCGTAGTCGTGTTGGTCGACACCCTGCCGGAGATGGTGGCGTCGGCGCTGGCGCTTGCACCGGGCCGGAAGGTCGCAGGAGCGTTGAACACTGGCGCGCTCGTGAAGGTCTTCACCCCCGAGCCAAGCGTCTGCGCCGCGAGCGACACGATGCCGGCGGCAGTCGCGGAGGCAGGCGTCAAGACCGACGTCGCAATCACCAGCGACGTCGCGGAGTCCGCAACGCCCAAGATCCGTTGGTTCGCTGGTGCTGTGCTCGTGATCGCCCCGGGTGTCGCCGACACGTAGTACGTGCTGCCTGGCGTCAACCCAGCCAGTCCCGTCAAGCGCCCGCTCATGCGGATGCTGCCAGCCGCGGCCGATGCGATAGCGGAGGGCGCGAAACCGACAGCTTGTGGCAGCGTGCTCGAGTAGGTGTTGTCCGAGTCCGTCTTGTACCAGCGTCCAGCCGTGAGTCCGCCACTGCCATCGCTCACGTACACTGCATCACTCGCCGACAGGGCTTCTCCTGCAGTACCCAACACGTCTAGGTCAGTGCTGATGTACGCAACCGCGCCCACGTTGTCCACCGTCCAATAGGCAGCGGTCGGCGGGTCGGTGTCCGTCGACGGCGCGAAGGTGAACTTGTAGGCAGTGGCACTCAGGAACACCGTCGCCTGCCCGGAAGAATCGCAGACGACGGGGTTCGCGTTGGGCGTGGCCAGCGTCGCATCGGTGTAGGTGTCGAGCTTCGTCGTGGTGCCAGACGCGTACGTGAACAGCTTCCCGCCGCTCACGATCGCTCCGTTGTTGTCCAGGCAGTAGAACTTCGGCGAGGGCATCACCGTTCCGGTCGCGCTCCATGCCTGGATCGAGAATGCGAGCAGCAAGACGCCGGCGAGGCTGAGCGTGCGCGTGCGGGTCATCGCGTCCCTCGAACGATGCGATACGCCTCGGCCGCGCTAATGCCGAAGCGCCTGCTCAGCTTGTCCACGATGTATTCCTGCCGATGCCCGGCGCTTTTTAGCTCACGTAGCGCGATCTCGAGGAGTTCCTTGCGCGCGCCGGGCCCGGCTGTGGCCGGGACCGCGGGCAGGTGCGCGCCCACGGTGGTGTTTTCTGCGGGCATGGACCTACCTTTCGGACCGGCTTGCGCTCCTTTCGGGAGTGGAGGCCGGATCGGGTTGCGCGCGAAAGCGGGCGGCTCCGCGAGTACCTGGCGCATGGTCGGCGCCGCTGAGGGCGCAGCGGCTTGGGCGGCGGGTGCAGCACGCGCTCCAGCAATGGTGGCGATAGACGACCCTGAACGCTCACCCAAAACAGCCAATACCTTGGGATTTTCTAGGGCCACCTCGCCTAGATCAGGACGGCCTATCGTTCGTCGATTCGATCCAACCAAAACCACTTTGTTGCCCCTGAGTCCATACCTATTGGCACGTTCGAGGGCTTCTTGAATGTTTTTTCCGGTTACCTCAACCACTGAAGTGCCGCCTTCAACCATAGCGCCAGTCGGTTTATCATCGAGAAATTCACGACTGGCCTTGAGCGTTTCTCCCACTTTCACTTTGGATTTCCCGAGCACTCGAATGCCGTAGTGATCGTATTCGCCCTGCGAGAGAACTCGTGAGATTGCGGCTGACGGTTCGATCGCTGGGATCGGACGTGCGGGCCCGCGCGCGAACGCGGGCGGCTCGGCGAGCGCCTGGCGCATAGAACCGGGCTTCGTAGCCGATGCCTTCTCGACCAGCTTGCCCAACGTCATTGTGGTTGCGGTTACTCCCTTCGCAGCCAGAGACGAAACGGGGATCCACGATCCATCTGCAGCTTGATACTCGAGCATGTCGGACTTGATGGGCTCGCGCGTATAGAGATCACCAGTGCTCTCCCTCCGGATGTGTGGGCCGACCTTGGTCCTGACGACAACCGCCTGGCCATGCTCAGGAGCGAATTGGCGAACCCCCTCCGCTGTTTTCCCGAAATAGGCACGCCGTTCAATGGCGCCATCAGGCCACGCGCGCTGATCTGTTCCATAGCTTGGTCGATACGTTTTCAGCTTGCCGGCGCTTGCGATATCCTCAAGCCTTTCGGCGTTTGTTGCGTGGTAAACGTACCCCTTTTCGATCGCTGCAGGCGTTGCAGCCGCCTCCGGCGCCGCACGCGCAACGGTGGGCGCGGCTTTCGCCGCTCGCGCTGCCGCAGGCGCGGCCTTCGTACCACGAGCGATGCCAGCCGCGTTCTCGATCAGCGCGCGCTTCTTTCCGAACTTCCAAAGCGGGCCTGATCCTTTTTGCCCCATCCCGAGCATCGCGCCCGTCTTAGCGCCCTGCAGCAAACTCCCGCCTCCGATGATCGGCACCATTTCCAGAGCGGCGCCCATGGCGGCGCCCTTCGCCATCGGCCAA